CAGCTATCCAGAGGCTGCGTGGTCGACGACTTAGCTTGTCCCGACCCAGGTGATGGCCTGGGTGCGTCGAGGTGGTCACGTCTGGTTGTGTAAAGAGCGATAGCGGCCGTAGCTGCATGCCGAGCGAGCCCGGCGTTGAGTGAATTTAAGCAATCTGAAATTAATTGGTCAAGCATACTGAATAAATATTTTCAGTAATCTGAAATTCGAGGGCGAAAAAAAGCCCGCACACAGGCGGGCAGGTAGTCAAATCTCGCTGAATTCGTGCCATCCGATCCGGATTCGACCGGACGCTAGGCGTTCGACCCGAATTCCCGTCGTACCCTCTAAGTCGTTAAGTATCCTGGACCAATCCGCTGTCGACTCATCAGGCGCTGGCATGAGCTCAACGAACTGCCGCTTCTGCACATGAGGCGACGCAACGGCTTGCTGGATTCGATATCCAAGGCGCTCATACGACCGGGAGGGGGAATGCGAGAACGCGAGCGGCAACATCTTTGTAACTCCTTGTACTGTATGTGCATACAGTTATCCTGAGTCGGACGATTTTTCAAGCTTTTGGACGCATCGTTCGCCGGGACCTGTAAACAATTGGCACATATCGACTTTTCTCCAGGCACAAAAAAGCCCGGCTACAAGGCCGGGCTCCAGTTTATTTAATGGGTCAGAGCTTCATCATGGCGCGTACAACTACGCCGACTATCCGACAACCTTCCGCACACATCTCAGTTGGGTATGCAGGGTTCAGTGGTTTGAGGAATCGTCTCCCTCCATCTTCAACCAGCTTCTTGAACGTGGCTTCATTGCTGTCAGCGAGCTTTGCCACGACCAGCTTTCCAGGGATGGCATCTGCCTCGGTATCAACAAGAATCATCATTCCTTCGGTGATGCTGGTTCCCACCGGTGACGTCATTGAGTCACCTTTCACTTCAAGCCAGAATGCAACGCCTTTCGAATCGTAGTCGGACACCTCATACCGATCCGAGAACCCTGGAGGAAAGGGCTCAACAGCCTCCGCCCAAGACCCTGCTGCTACCCAGCTGATTACAGGGTAGCGAAACGACATCTTTGGCTGCGTTATGGCCTCGACGTTGCTTTCCTCGACCTCCGGCCCCTCTCCAATGGCAAGCCACTCCGCACGGAACCCAGTCGCTTTGGCGAGGGCGTAAAGATTTTCAGGCCTTAGGCTTTTGCTTTCGCCTGAAATCCATTGGGTTACGGCTGAGTTTGCGACGCCGCAAGCGGCCGCAATTTCGCCCTTTTTCATGCCGCTGACCGCAATGGCCTTGGCTATTCGCTCGTGTCTTTCCATGCGCTGAGTTTAAGTTAACTGAATTTAAGTATGCAGCTAGCCTAACGGTGTCGTTGACTCATAACCTTCAGCATGCTGAAATTCACGAACGCACCATCGAGGAAGCGCAATGAAGACGCGTGACGCCGCTAAACATTTCGGCAGCAAGAAGAAGCTTGCCGAAGCGCTGGGTATCCAGCCAAGCGCAGTAACCATGTGGGGGGAGGTCGTCCCGATCTCTCGCCAGTACCAACTTCAGATTCTCTCAGGCGGAGCGCTGATGGCGGATGCAAAGCCGTGTGCTGAGGAGTGCGCTAAGTCTGACAAGGCTGGCGTTGCGCCAGTAGATGACCGAAACACCTGCGAATCCATCCAGTAGCTGAATCACAGACGAAAAAAAACCGCCTGGCAGGGCGGCTTTCTCTACAGCAAGAAACGAGGTTGATTATGCACTCAGCAACGGATGCTAGCAACACCGCACCATTGTTCGCTTCACACCTGAAATCCTTTCACCAGTCCGCCGCACTCAATGCCGCGCGAATGATTCGCCACCAGTACGCAGCAGCCTCGAAAGCCGCACTCCGCCGTGAGTGTGTCGAGCATCTGCGGGCATCGTTGTGTGGAGGTGGACTGTGACGACCGTCACCACAATCCAACCCAAGAGCGGGTTCACCCGAATGGATAACGACCTGTACGAGGCCCTGATCGGGGCTGAACTTTCAGGCCGCGAGCTTCGTGTCGCCCTGGCAATCCACCGCCAGACCGCCGGATACAACCTGGAGAGCGCGACCATCGCGGCGTCATACATCGCCCAGATGTCGGGCATCCGTCGTGAAGACGTGTCCCGAGCCATCAGCGAGCTGCTTCGGCAGGGCGTGATTTACCGTGAAGGAGGTAGCCGCAGTCCGATCGGTTTTGCCGCTGTCGCCGAGTGGAAAATTGACAAGAAAAACCCTCACCCGAGCAAGCCAAAAGAAGCGCCACAGCGTGGCGTTTCCGACACGTCCAATGTGGCGTTTCTACCACACAATAAAGACAGAAATACAAATACTACTCCTGACGGAGTAGCCGGTGACGCCCGGGGCCAACCAGCGAAGGGCAAAACCCCTCGACAGAAACCAGCGATGGAGGCATGTCCGTACCAGGCGATTGTCGACCTGTACCACCTGGCTTTGCCTGAGCTTCCCGCTGTGGCGATCCTGAACGAAGGCCGCAAACGCACCCTGCAGGCCCGCTGGCGCGAAAGCGACGTCCATCGCGACCTGAGCTTTTGGGCTGATTACTTCGCCCAGGTCAGCAGCTCGCAGTTCCTGATGGGCAAGGTTGATGGCCGCTTCGGCTCGAAGCCGTTCCGGGCCACGTTCGACTGGCTGATCGCTCCATCCAACTTCGTCAAGGTGGTGGAGGGCAACTACCATGCATGAGCCCTACAACGCCGAGGCTGAACACGGCCTGCTGGGTGCCATGCTGCAGCGCCCGGAACTGATCGACACCCTGTCCGACGACCTGTCGCCAGAGTCGTTCTACTTCGCCGAGAACGCCGAGGTGTTCCGCGGGATTCTGGCTGTGCGGGCCGCCGGCAAATCTGTGGATCTGCTGACCGTTGCCGACCACATCGGCATGCTGGACAACGGCGACCGGGCCCTTGGCCACTGCGCCTCTCTGGTGGCGAACACCCCGAGCGTGGCAAGCGCTGGCACCTACGCCGGCATCGTTCGGGAGCGGGCGATTGAGCGCGCCCTGTACGAACTGAGCGACCGAACCCTGGAGATCGTGCAGGGCAGCGGCGACATCCAGGACAAGATCGCGGCCGTGCAGGCGGCGGCCATGGGCATCGACGCCGGCAGTGAGGGTGAAGAGGTGGTTAAGGCTGCCGACCTGATGGCTGACCAGCTGGAAGTGTGGCAGGAGCGTCACGACCGGCTGTCACGCGGTGAGACGCTGATCGGCCTGTCGACCGGTTTGGCGGATCTGGACGAGAAGCTGGGTGGCCTGCAGCCCGAGCAGCTGATCATCGTGGCCGGCCGCCCGGCCATGGGCAAAACCACCTTGGCCATGGGCTTCGTGCTGGACGCCGTGGTGCGCCAGAAGAAGTCCGGCCTGGTCATCAGCCTGGAGATGAGCAAAGGCCAGCTGATCGACCGCGCCGTTGCCGCCGAAGGTCGGATTCCACTCAACCTGATCAAGAACGGCTCAGCCTGTGAGTCGCATGGCGCCGAGTTGTGCGCTGCAGCGGCCAAGCTGAAGCACGCCAACCTGTTCATCGCCGACCGTGCCGCTGCAACCGTGGGCCGCATCCGTTCGCTGGCTCGCCGGCACAAGATGCGCTACGGCCTGGACATCCTGATGATCGACTACCTGCAGCTGATGGACGGCGAGGGCGGAAACCGCACCGAAGCGGTAAGCAGCATCAGCCGCGGCTGCAAGTTGCTGGCTCGCGAGCTGGGCATCCCGGTCATTCTGCTGAGCCAGCTTTCCCGCAAGTGCGAAGAGCGCCCGAACAAGCGCCCTGTGCAGTCCGACCTTCGCGAATCGGGCGCCATCGAGCAGGACGCCGACGTGATCCTGTTCGTGTACCGGGACGACGTCTACCACGAAAACAGCGAGTTCAAGGGCGTTGCCGAGATCATCGTCGGCAAGGGCCGTGACATCGAGACCGGCACCGTCCGGGCTGCCTTCCTTGGCCAATACAACCGTTTCGAAACCCTCTCGGCCAGCTGGCAGCCGCCGGTGAAGGCCCCAAGCCAACCCGAGCGGCCGTTGTCGGCCCGCTACGCACGCAAGGAAGTCGCATGACAGCACCCGCCCTTCGCCCGTTCAAGGCCAAAGCGGCTCGCGCCAAGCCCGTCGACAGGGAGGGGCAGGAGCAGGCCGCGCTGATGCAGGAGCTGCAGCTGCGCTACCCGCAAGCCTACAAGCTGATCTATCACGTCCCGAACGGCGGGCACCGGGTCAAGGCCGTGGCCGCCAAACTGAAGGGGCAGGGCGTCAAGGCTGGTGTGCCCGACCTGGTGTTGCCGATGGCGCGTGGTGGCTATTTCGGCCTGTACGTCGAGTTCAAGGCCATGCCGCCGTATGACGCGCCGGTATCCCCAAGCCAGGACGCTTACCTGCAGGCGCTCGCCGATCAGGGCTACCTAGCCATCGTATGTCGGGGCAATATCGACGCCGTCGAGGCCATCCGCGCCTACTTGCTGCTGCCTGCTACGGTGGCCGCATGAGCGCGACCCGAGAAGTGAAGCTGAGCGAGGCCGAGGTGCGTCGGCAGGCCGCCGACAAGTCGGTGCGTGACCTGCGTGACCCGCGTCATCCCGGCCTGTACCTGCGTTTCTGGAGCAACCGCGAGCGTGGCACCTGGCACCTGGTGCGCGGCAAGAAGTGGGTGCCGGTCGCCCGCTGGCCAGAACTGAGCGTTTCGGCGGTGATTGCCGAACTGCCCGCCCTGCGTCAACGCCTGCTGCGCGACCCGGCCACGGCACCGGTGGTTTCCGGCATGGCCACCGTGGGCCAGTTGCTCGACTGGTACGGCGATCGCATGGCCCGTGACCGCTCGCTGTCGGCAAAGCGCAAGGCCGGCGCCAAGTCCGCCATTGCCCAGCACCTCAAGCCGCGCCTGGATGACCTGACCGTGGCCAGCGTGAATGCCGATGCCCTGGACAAGCACCTGATGTGGCCGTGCCAGGCCGAGGTGTCATTGTCCTACCTGCGGCAGATGTTCGCGCTGCTGCTGACCGCCTTCCGCCAGGCGCTGCAGCTGGGCCTGATCGATCGCAACCCCATGGCCGGGATGCGCTTCAACGACTTCACCAAGGCCAAGATCCTGCCCAAGGCGGCCCGACTGCGTGACGTGCAGTTGCCAGACCTGATGCAGCAGCTGGCCCAGGCATTCGAGGAAGCCCCGGGTGACGCCATGCTGGCCCTGATGATGCTGGCCCACGGCACCCGGATCGGTGAGACCCGCATGGCGCGGTGGAACGAGATCTCGCTGGCGGCCGCCGAGTGGTTCATCCCCGCGGCCAATGCCAAGACCCGCACTGAACACCGCCTGCCGCTCACCACCCAGGTGCAGGCGCTGCTGACCCGGTACCGGGCTATTCAGCAGGCCGAGGGTTACGAGGGGGTGTACCTGTTCCCGAATCGCCGGGGCTTGTGCCTGAGCGAGACGCAAGCCAGCAACGTGTTCAAGCGCTTGGGGCAGGGCGAGTGGACCAGTCACGACCTGCGCAAGGTATCCCGCAGCACCTGGACCGACCTCGGCATCGACGGCCACATCGGCGAGATGCTGCTGAACCACAAGCTGGGCAAGATCGCCAGCACCTACATCCACACCCAGGCCATGCAGCAGCGCCGCGCCGCGCTGGAGAAGTGGCACGCCTGGCTTGATCGGATCGGCTTTGCAGCCATTCACGGCCTTACCAAGGCCTTATTTGAAATTTCGCAGAATTCGCCAGAGGCCACAGCAGCCGTGGCGCCAAACGACCTTACCGCATTTGTAATTAGCGAGGATTCAAAATGAGAAATCCGCAGCAAGGCGCCGTGGCGTTCCTTTATGGCCTGTCTGGTCGATGCATCGGGCAGGTGATTATTGATGAGTGGTTCGGCGTGGATATGGGCGAGGAAGTGACCGTGGCGCCGCGGGAAGGAGGCTTGTTTGGCCTGGAGCAGTTCAACAAGCCGATTGTGGCTGACAGTGCTGTCCTGCCGCGCAGCCGTGCGACCAAGCCTTGGCTTCGAGCCAAGAAGGGGCGATCCCGCCAATGAGGAAAAGCCACGGCCCGGCTTTCAAGAAGGCCGTAATTGATCTGGATGTATGCCCTTTGTGCCGTGGGAGAGCGGTCACCAAGGGTTTGTTTCACGAACTGCCCTGCGACCACTGCAACGCCTCAGGCTGGATAGTGGCTGCAACTGGCGAGGCCCTGCCCCTGGATGAACTGGTGACCCAGCTCAGCATGAGGCTGCAGGCCGCGACACGGCAGATTGAGCAGTTGAAGAACCCTCAGGCATCCGGGCCTGAGGCTACATATCAGGGAAGCAACCGGCGCGGCGCCGGCGGCACCAACCACACCGGGGATTAAGGGGGAAGGACCATGAAAGTAATCAGCGCTCGCCAAGCATGGCACGACGCACTACACGAAGATCGCCCTTCGGCCCTGGCCGTTGCGGCAGAGGCCGCCACTCTTGGCAAGAAGGGCGGGCCAGGTGAGGTCAAGGTGATGGTGATGCTGGAAAACCATGACGGCAAAGAGGTTGCCAAAGTTTACGAAATCCGTACCGAGGGCGTGCACGAAACTCGCTCAGGACGCCGCCTTACTGATGCTCGCTGCGCTCACATGCTTGCCGCTGGCTTAGTGCTGGTGGCCATTGATTCGCTGCCGAAGTCGCTGCGACACCTGGGCAACTTCATGTATTCGCCGGTTGCAACTGGAAACGATCTCAGCATCGCCCATGGTTTGGTTTGGCTGGGCAGCGGGCTTGAATCGCTGACTGATCGCAAGAAGCAGCGGGCTTACTGGATGGCGATGGCTGCTCTGCAGTCCCACAAGACGCTCGTGAACGGAGGGGAGGGCATGGGGCCAGGCGCCGTGTGCATGCTCGTTGAAGATCGTACAGGCGAGAAGATGAACCCGCAGAACTGGGCTCGGGATTGGCAGGTGATCTGGGATACGCTTTGCAGCCACGTCGACAAGCTCGATAAGCAGGCACTGAAGCCAGTTGCCGCGGTGGTTCAGCGCCTCCGTGATCGTGGCGAAAACCAGAGTGAGAAAGCCGCTTGACGTTTTGAGGAGCGTTCTGGCATTATTTCGCCATTGTGATAATTTCGCCTTTGGCGAAAACTTTAAGAAACCCGGCCCAAAAAGCCGGGTTTTTCGTTTCTTGCAGGTGAGAGTCCAGGCTGATGGGCAGAGGATTCCCTACTGAAGGGTCAGCCGTATCGGATGCCACGAGAGCTCTCGAACGATAAGACATCCATGCCGGAGATCAGCGCCGGCCACCTGCATCCTTCTCAAAGGCTCGCCATGACGGCGGGCTTTTTTCGTTTCTGGAGCGCCCAGGATGAACGCCATTCGAGAGTACTACCGGCGCCATGTGTATCTCTCGAACTTGATCGACGAGACGCATTACCTGCTTACCCGCATGGAGCCCCAAGAAGATTCGAAGGTCAGACCCTCGCGGATTACCCACCTTCGCAAGCTACTGCGGTACAAACGCCGCGCCAAGGGCTGCACCAAACAACCCAAATGGAGCAACTGATGGACCCGACCGACCTCGGCCCAGGCACAGCCACCTGGCTGGGCGGTAGTGGCATCGTTGTTACTGGCGGCTTGCTCTGGCTCCGCCGCTTCCTGTCCAAGGACGCCGCAGACCGTGCGATGGACAATGCCGACATCGGCACCGTCCGCCGACTGAATGAACTGCTCGACTCCGAGCGTGAGGCCCGCAAGTTGGCGGAAGCCCGCGCCGACCAGTTCGCCAAAGAGCGGAACGATCTCGCGGCCACCGTTGGCCGAATGGAAGGAAAGATCGAGGCTTTAACCAGCCAGGTGGCAAGCCTGACAGAGCGGGTGACATTGCAGAGCGATGAGATCGCCCGCCTGCGCCTCAAGCTTGGAGGTACATCGTGATGGACAGATGCGCACTGGAGTTCATTGCTCGCCGCTGGTGGCGTCGGGCAGAGGTCTGGATCATCGCCGCTCTGCTGGTCGCCGGCGGTGCAGTCTTGGGCTGGCAATCGGCCTATTGGGCCATGGTCAGCACTCAGGCCAGCCAGGTTGCCGAGATCCGCCAGGCCTACGATGCCGCCATGGCCGAGCGTGACAAGCGCTTGGACGAACTCACCAGCAAGACAGAGAGCGCCGCAACAAAGGCCTCCAAGGCTGCAACTACTGCGACCCAAGCAGCCGACAAGGCCGATGAGGCGCTCAACCGAGTGACGCAGTAGCCGCGCCACAAATCACAGATGCGCCGTTTGGTGGCGCGGAGAGGCTCATGAATCGACAACAGATCGCCTGCGCGTACAGCCTGTTCCACACCCGCGACCAAGCGCAGCGGCGCTTAGATACGGTGCTCAGCGGCAAGGGCGTTGCGTTGATGATCACCGGTGACTATCAGGACGAGGGTGTCCTGCGATCGGTTGCTGAGTCTCTTGAAAAACACTTCAGGACTGAGCTAGCCGCAATCGATGCTCAGCTCAAGTTGCTGGGTTGGAGCGGCGAATAGCAGAACAATCCGGGCAGGAAGTACGCGATGGCTTTGAAGCGACCACCTTACACACCCTGCAAGCTCTATGTGGACGGCGCCGACGGGATCGCAGTAGGCGACTTCATCACCACCGCAGCCGGCTCTGCCTACCTGGTGCAGACCCTCCGGATCAGCCGCACGCGGCCAGAGCGCAAGCACATGGACTGCCTGCGCTGGCCAATCGCCGAGGTGCCGCCTGATGCGCGGTGCTACCAGTTGACTTGGTACAAGAGATGAGGAACACCGGCTATGGCTAAGGTGTATGCAACGATCGTCTGCCGCCAGTCCTGGTGGCTAAAGTACTACCTTGCCGGGGTCCTCATCGTGTCCCACATAACCGGCCGCGAGCCGGAGGCGAGTCGCGTCTTTCGATGGATAGAGCGCGGCATTCAGGTGGCGGTACGCTGATGGCCAGGCTCAAGACTCTGGAATCGCGTATCAAGGAAAGCGCAAGTTCGCGGGTCAAGGTGGTCACGCCTGGCAGCTGGCGTAGCGGCATGACCAGCTCCCAGCGTGGCTACGACTACCGATGGCAGAAAGCGCGAGAGCATTACCTCAATGAGCACCCGCTCTGCGTGTTCTGCGAGCGGAACGGCCGCACGACCGCCGCAAAGGTGGTCGACCACATCATTGCTCACCGCGGGGACATGACTCTCTTCTGGGATCAGGCCAACTGGCAGAGCCTCTGCAAGCCTTGCCACGACTCGGTCAAGCAGGCCGAGGAGTCAGCTGGCCTGGGCGGCTGAGTCAGCCGCGGACCGTCAAAATCCATCCGAGCGGCGCAGAGGCACGTCAGTGGCGTGACACGGAAGGGGTAGGGGGGTCAAAAGTTAGGGATTCTCATCTAGCTAGACCGCCTCCGACCCCACGTACACATTTTTTCCCGTTTCAGGAAAAGTTAACCATGGCTTTAACCGACAAGAAGCGGCGGTTTGTTGACGCTTTGCTGTCGGGTGCCACAAATCGCGAGGCGGCGATCGCCGCAGGATATTCGGAGAAGACCGCGTCGCAAGCGGGCTCCAAGCTTGCGAAGGACCCCGATGTCCTTGCCGAAGTCGGGCGCCGCTTGAAGCAAAAGCAGGCCTCCAGTTCTGAGGTTAAACCCTCTCGAAAAGTTAAAGCCGAACAACCTCAGGAGCAGCACGCCGATGAGCTGTCGTTAACCGAGACCGACGACCCGCGAGCCTTCCTCACTGAACTGATGAACGCAGAAGGCGCCGACATGCGCATGCGGCTGGAAGCGGCCAAGACGTTAATGCCTTATGTGCACGGCAAGGTCGCCGACCAGGGCAAGAAAGAGCAGAAGGCCGAGGCCGCCAAGCAGGTCGGTAAAGGCAAGTACTCCCAGGGCAAGCCGCCTCTCTCCGTAGTGAAGAACTGACCTATGCAATGGACAACAGCCTGCCCGGATTGGTGGAGGTGCCTGGCTGCGGGCGAATCAATCATCCCCGAGCCGCTGTTTCCAGACGAAGCTGAAGCCGGCCTCGACGTGTTCAAGGGGCTAAAGATCGTCGATGCCCCGGGCAGCCCCACCATTGAGGCTGCCTGCGCACCCTGGGTCTTGGCATTCGCCGGGGCCATCTTCGGCAGCTACAACAGCGAGACTGGCGAGCGTCTGATCCGCGAAGTGATGCTCTGCATCCCGAAGAAAAACAGTAAATCTACGATCGCTGCAGGGATCATGCTGACCGCACTGATCCGCAACTGGCGTCTTTCGGCTGAGTTCATCATCCTGGCGCCGACCAAGGAGATTGCCGACAACTCGTTCATCCCGGCCAAAGACATGGTCAACAATGACGACGAGCTGAAAGCGTTGCTGCATGTTCAGCCGCACCTGCGGTTGATCACCCATCGCGAGACCGGTGCCACCTTGAAGGTGGTGGCTGCGGATAGCGATGTGGTGGGCGGCAAGAAAGCCGTCGGTGTCCTCATCGACGAAGCTTGGCTATTCGGCAAAAACCCGAAAGCCGCTGACATGATCCGTGAGGCGACTGGCGGTCTGCTGTCGCGACCCGAAGGCTTCATCATCTGGCTCACGACCCAGTCGAATGAGCCGCCGGCGGGTGTGTTCCGCTCCAAGCTCAACTATGCACGCGGCGTGCGTGATGGCCGGATCGACGACAACCGCTTCCTGCCGATCATCTATGAGTTCTCTCAAGAGATGATCAAGAGCGGCGAGGCGCGGAAGCCTGAGAACTTCCACCTGGTCAATCCGAACATCGACTACTCCGTTGATCGGCCTACGCTTGAGCGCCTGTTTATGCAGGCTGAGCTGGACGGTGAGGCTGAATTACGTGGGTTCCTGGCCAAGCACCTCAACATCGAGATCGGCCTGGCGCTGATGTCCGACGCGTGGGTCGGGGCGGAATTTTGGGAGGCTCAAGCTGCTACTTGGCTGAACCTTGATGAAATCCTCACCAGGTGCGAGGTGGTCGATGTTGGTGGTGATGGAGGGGGTCTTGATGACCTGCTCGGGCTAGCCGTGATCGGGCGGGAGGCTGGTACCCGAAGGTGGTTCCACTGGGCTCACGCTTGGGCACATCCTTCTGTTCTTGAACGGCGCAAATCTGAGGCGCCGCGCCTCAGAGACCTGGAGAAAGCAGGTGACCTCACCATCGTCGAGCGAATCGGTGACGACGTAGCGCAGTTCGCGGCTATTGTGGCCCGGGTCAATGCCACAGGTCTTCTGGATAAGGTGGGTCTCGACCCTGCAGGGATTGGCTCTGTTCTTGATGCCTTGGCGGATGCTGAGGTCG